AATAAGCAGATAGTAGTCTCTACATGGCAATCAATATATAAGTTGCCAAAAGAATGGTTTGATCAATTTGATGCTATCTTTTTTGATGAGTGTCATCAAGCCAAATCAGAATCAATCAATATGATTGGACAGAAGCTTACCAAGGCATGGTTTCGTATCGGTACTACGGGTACACTAGATCAAACAGAAGCACATCGACTCAGTATAGAAGGTATCCTAGGTCCAGCCATTCAATTTATTCAGACAAAGAGCCTAATGAACAAAGGGTTGCTTGCTACTCTTGCTGTTGACTGTATTGTATTAAAATATACAGACCAAGAGAAACAGGATATGAAGAAGCAAAAATATCCTGATGAAATCAAGACTATAATAAGTAATAGTAGGAGGAATGAATTTGTCAAAGAACTCGCAATTCATACCAAAGGCAACACCCTCATCCTCTTCAACTATGTCGAAGGACACGGGAAACCTCTCCACTCTCTCATTGAGGCAGCAGGAACGGATAAGAAAGTATATCTTATTCACGGAAAAACAGAAGGTGAAGCAAGAGAATCAATTCGCCGTATCGTGGATACACAAACTAATGCCATATTGGTTGCGAGTTACGGTACTACTAGTACTGGCATTAACATTGTCAACATTGATAATATTATCCTTGCCTCTCCTACGAAATCTGTAATTCGTTTACTACAAAGTATTGGCAGAGGTTTAAGGACATCTGCTAAAAAGAAAACTTTGAAAGTTTATGATATTGTTGATGATCTTTGTTACATGTCATACAAGAACCATGTTTATAGACATTTTGAAGAACGAATCAAAATTTATAAAAAAGAAAAATTTGATTACAGAATAATGTCTATGCCACTACCTAGCGATGATAAATAAATTAGGAGGGTTACTATGTCTGACGAAGCACAAGAAACTCCCTGTGATGGTAATGTACGAGTAGTAAAGCTTATTAATGGCGAAGAACTATTAGGAATAGTTCAAGATGTTTGTACAAACCATATTTCAATGATACTTCCAGCAAAAGTTGAAACAGCATATTCAAAAGATGAAAATGGATTATTAATTGAATATGTTAAATTAACAAATTATGCAGCAAGTGTAATAAATAGTGAAATTGTTTTAAATAAAAATGCAATCATGTTTATTGGTGATCCAATTCCAGATATGTTAATTATGTATCAAACATTTTCTGAAGCTATGAAAACAGATCCAGAATCAATTAGAACCAGTACACTGGGTGAAGGTGTATCTAACCCACAAGCTGGACTTATGATGCTAAATGAGCTTTTTAATAATGAAGATTTTGTAAATTTTGTAAATGACATGATTGATAGTTTTGAGGGGTCAGAGGTCATATTGGATGATGAATTAGAAGAAATAGAAGAATCTGAGCAGCAGGAACCCTCTGTAGAGGATCTGTTGGTTGAGGAGGCTCCGAAGCCACCTAAGCCTGTAAAACGCCGTACAATGAATCCTGAAACTAAAAAACTACCATTTAATCCAGATAGCAGCCCAAATTCGGCTGAAAGCTGGTCAGATAATCCAGAAGATTATATTTAAAGCATATTGTTTAAATTTTCTGGTACATCTGGGCAGAAATCATAATAAGCAAATTTAAACTGACATGTTGCTTTTTGTATGATTGCATCCGAACTATCGGATTGAAAAACCAACCCACTCAGTTTACTGGGAACAATATAATTAAATGTTACTTTTGTTACTGGGCAATTAGTAGAAGCACTGTAAATTATTAAATTTGCTTCATGATGCCAATCTTGGTAATCGGCATTATAGTCAGTATCATTTTCTATGTTTGCTAAATTTCGCATCCAAGAATAAATACTTTGCCAATTTTCCAAATTTGAATCAACTATAAATTCTACATTTAAAGTTTCGTAGTTGAACTGCATTGTTGGAATAGGAATTGTTGTACCTAAAGTAGTTGGTTGATTTACTTCTGGAATTGTACAACCTGGTAAATTTGCTTTTTGGCAATTTAATTCAAATTGTTTAGTTCCTCTTCCAAAAAATAAATTAAAGTAACTATTGTATAGTGGATTTAAATTTGTTGTGCAGCTCATAATATTATTTATTTAAAAACAAAGACCTCCCCATTTCTGGGGAGGTCTTGAAGTTTTAATTACTTACTTTCCGTTTGATCAGATGGTGTTACCATGTAGATGGGTAACGTTGGTCAAGCGGTAGTATTGGTTCAAACCAGCAGTCAATGTCTCGCCGTCAGGAATCTTGTTACTATTGATAACAAATGGGTTGGCTACAACACCATAACGAGTCTTGAACGCAATACGTGGTTGGAAAGTGTTAGGATCGACTGCACGTACCATTTGTAGCGGAACGTATGGGCAGTAGAACAGACCAGCATCGTATGGAGATTCACCCTTATAGCCAGCAACGAAGAAGTTGACACCTAGTGGTGAATATGGATCGATATAGACGCGGATCTTACCACTCAGAACACCAGCAAAGGTGCTTTGAGTATCATCAGCACTCATTTGTGGAGCAATACCAGGGCTGAGGCTCATGAAGCCAGACATGGCTAGAGCAGCAGCAGTATCGCTGTCACAGATGATGAAGTTACCCTTACCACGGCGGGTTTCCTTAGCGATTGCATTGCATTCACGTTCGATTTGGAAACTGAGACCACGGAAACGTTCAGCAGACCAACGACCATCAGAGTCGTTATCTAGATCGTATACACCCTTTGTTACAAGGTCATTTTGTTGTGAACCAGCTCTAGCAACATAGTAAATGGTCCTGACGATTTCACGATTGATTTCGGCAAGAATTTCTGTGCTGAGAAGATTGGCCAACTCTGCTTCGGCATCAAGACCGTGAACGGCCTTAAGGTCTTGTGCAAGTTCGACAGTGTAATTACTGCTTAGTGCACGAGTCTTGGCTTGTACTGCAACACGGTCAATGCTGAAGTTCATTTGGTTCCAAGATGCATATTGTGCACCACCTGCACCACCAGCACTACCAATACCTTCACCATAATTGGTGAGGATACCACGTAAAGAAGCAAGTTGAGCAGCGGTTGAAGTTACACCTGCAGCAGCATTCCAACCTGAAGAAAGACCCGATCCAGCGGTGATACCACCGAAGGCACCGAGAGTCCAACCCGAACCACCGAATTGTGCTTGTGGCTCTTGGAACATAGCTTCAGTATAAGCATTGCTACCATATGAACCACCTGCACCAGATCCGCCATAATTAGAGCGCATGGCAAAAATTAGGCCTGTTGGAGCGGTCATTGGTTGAACGCCACAGATATCGTATGCCATTAGATTCGGCATAGCACGACGAATCAATGAAATGAGTACTGGGTCGTAACCGGAAACTTGACCAGTGTTGTAACCAGATGAGGTGGATGGACCACCAAGGTTATTGTTGCCACCCATATCTTCATAGAGGTGCTGTTGACGAATGGACTGCTCTTGGTTCTCTAAAAGAACAGCAGTAACCTTTTTACGATAATCATCCTTAATTGCAGGAAGAGCCTCGTGATTGAGGACTGGATTCCATTTTTCTGTTAAAATATCATACGGTGTGTTTTCTTGAAATTGCATAGTAGTTAATTCTCCTAATGAGTTAAATTATTTAGTAAAGTGAAATATTAGACTCTTTTGTTAAGTCTACCTAGTGCTCCAATGTAGCTTTCGACTAGTGTTGTTGGAGCTTGTTTTACGGATGAGAACGTTTGCTCAGGATCAGCTTGACGAACTGGAGCTGGGCGACGATTCATGTAATTCTCACGAATAGCAACGAGCTTTTCGCGATATTCTTCTGGTGTAGTGAAGTTTACGTTTTCCATTAAATTTTGAAGCTTAGAAATTTGAGTATCTGCCAAATCGCGGGTCTCGGCAACAAAGATGCCAGCGCATTCGGTTAGCGATACTTCCTTGCGAAGATCCATGGTGTACTTAACGGATTCATTGAGTTTGTTTTCTAAGTCTCTATTTTGAGCATAAAGTTCATCTAGAACGTTGTACTTCTCTGAAGGGACATCAATGTAATGATTCTCAAAAAGATTCTTCAGACCACCGATAAAGTTTTCGGCAATTTGAGTCTTGATGCCTTGTTCAACGGCGACAGCATTGTCTGTCATCCATTCTTCGACAACATAGTCTAGATAATCGTCAACCTTCTCAACAAGAGATTCGGTTACGGTATCAAGATAGTTCTTAACGTTTTCATCAACTTCTTCAACGATAGATGCTACTTTTCTTTCTACGCGGTCTGAAACTGCGGCTTCAAAGATTGCATCTAGTTGATTGACCAAAGAAGCAGGAACATCTTCGCCTAAAAGAGAAATCAAAGCATCATGGAATTGTGCTCTAGTTTCTTCAGTGGTTTCGACTGGTTCGTCTTCGCCACCTTCTTCCATTTCTTCTTCATCTGAATCTTCATCAGAAGATTGTGTTGGGGCTGCACGCATACCAGCGGAGGCTGACATTGTAGCTGGAACTCCTGGCTTACCCATACCACCAAAGGTAGCAGGCATTGCATTGATGACTGGTTGGGCAATCATATCAGAGCCACCAAGTGCATCATTTACACCACCTCCGGCACTTTGTGAATAGC